CACACTTGGAAAGCAGCAAAGGCTCTTGGTTGGACACAAATTAACGCAGGTTTTATAGAAACACAAAACGAAGATGAAGCATTACGCATACTGTTAGCAGACAACAGAACAACAGATCTCGCTTCATACGATGACATAGAACTAGCCAACTTATTAAAAGAATTAGCGGAAACAGACGAAGGCTTAATTGGAACAGCCTACGATGGCGATGATCTAGACAATCTATTAAAAGACTTGGCTTTAGATGACGAAAGCGGAGATGTAAACCCACAACTAGGCAACATTCAATACGGTGTTGTTGTTGATGTCGCAGATTCGCAAGAACAAACAAAACTACTTGAAAAACTCAAAGACGAAGGCTACCACGCAAGACCAGTAAATCTATAAAGGAGAATAAATGACACAAATAAACATCACAGTAAAAACACCGATCAGTCAATCAACAAGAGCCAAACAAGTCTCAAGTATGTTTGATGTGCCAGAACAAACAGAACACAGTCTGAACTGGCAAATTGATGCACCACTAGAACAACAAAAATGGAACATAGGGCTCATAGTCGGCGCATCAGGAAGCGGAAAATCAACCGTTCTCAAACATCAATTCGGTGAACCAAACAATCTGATCTGGGATAAACAATCAGTCATTGACGACTTTGATTCATCGTTCACAGCAGAACAAATCTCATCATCTTGTTCAGCCGTAGGTTTTAACACGATCCCGTCTTGGTTGCGACCATACAACATACTTTCAACAGGCGAAAAATTCAGAGTCAATCTTGCAAGACAGATCTTAGAAACACCAAAAGACAAAACAATAATTGTTGATGAATTCACATCAGTAGTTGATCGTCAAGTAGCCAAGATCGGTGCAACAGCAGTATCCAAATGGATACGAAAAGAAAACAAACAATTCGTAGCAGCAAGTTGTCACTACGACATAGTGGACTGGTTACAACCCGATTGGGTAATAGATATGAACACTCATCAGTTCGTTTGGAGGTCGGTTCAACCCCGACCCAAACTTAACATTGAGATCAAATCTGTTCACTACTCGGTCTGGCAACTATTCTCTCCATTTCACTATCTAACAAAAGAACTAAACAAAGCAGCCAGATGCTACGCAATCTTCATAAATGAACAACCAACAGCGTTCGCAGGACTACTGCACAGACCACACGCAGTAGCCAAAAACATTGTTGGAGTCAGCAGACTCGTAACACTGCCCGACTGGCAAGGGCTTGGTTTAGCGTTCGTATTAGCAGACACATTAGGCGCAGCACACAAAGCAGTAGGCAAACGACTACGAACATATCCAGCGCACCCTGCACTCATCAGAGGCTTTGATAGATCAGCACAATGGAAACTAGATCGCAAACCACAATACTCAAAACCAGTAGTAGGCAAAAACTCAACAGTAGGAAAAGAATGGCGACAAGGCACAAGACCTTGCGCAATCTTTGAATACGCAGGCGCAGCAATGCAAGACAAAAGACAAGCAGAACAACTACTTAACTCACACAAGTTCTAATGCCAATTCAACGCCCGTGTCTCAACTGCCGAACCCTCACAACTAACGCCACACGATGCACAAGATGCCAAACACTTTGGAACAAACAACACCCAAAACCAGACAGACCACACTACAAAGGCGACTACAAGAAACGAGCCAAACAAATAAGAGATACAGCCATAGCCTGCTGGATATGCGGAGAAGGCAAAAGACCTAACGACCCATTCACAGCAGACCACCTACTACCAGCAGACCCAAACTCACCTCTTGCAGCAGCACACAGATCTTGTAATTCACGCAGGCAAAACAAACCCGTCACATCAAATTGAATATATATATGCGATTTTTTCTATACAGTTATAGGGGATACCCCTGTGTCTTCTTTCTACAGACACTGTCAGCAAAAGCAGTTTTTTGGAAAACATAAATTGTTTATGGCACAATGTGTATTCAATGAAATACGAGGATTGATTTATGGGTGGCAAAGGTAGCGGAGGGCATAACAGGAAACCTGTTGAGCGCAAAATGCGTATTGGTAATCCGTCTGGGCGTAAGTTGCCTCAGGTTGTTCCAATGGCTGAAATAACAACGCTTGCTTCAAGTCATATCCCTGAGCCGACACGCCCTTTGGGTAATCAAGGAATGACTTTGTGGAATCAGATTTGGACTTCTGGTGCTGGTTGGTTGAAACAGAATATGGATACTGAACTGGTTTTGATGTTGTGTGAAGCGACTGAAGAACGAACTCGTTTAAGAGTTATGTTGAAAAAAGATCAGACTTTGTGGCGTGAACGCCGTGCGCTTCGTGAAGTAGATAGGCAGATCATTACACTGTTGGGGCAGGTAGGATTTAGCCCATCTGAGAGAGGATTATTGGGAACAGGTGAAACAACAAAGCACGAGTTCAGCGACCTTGCAAAGCGTATTGCCAAAAAGCGTTCAGCCAGCCGATAAGTGGAAACCTGCGTTTTATACGCAGCGCAAAAATCGTTCTACTGACGGCGATGAAATAATTAATTTTGCTGAAAACTATTTTAATGTGTTAAAAGGTTTTCGGGCAGGTCAGCCTTTGCAGTTCACTAATTGGCAGAAGTGGTTGTTGCGTTCTCTCTATGAGCGTGATGACATAACGGGCAGATTGCGTTATCGCCGTGCGCTTATTGGCTTGCCTCGCAAACAAGGAAAGTCTTTAATGCTTTCGGCTGTAGGTGTTTATGGAATGATTGCAGGCGAAGCAGGCTCGGAAGTTTATGCGGTAGCGAACGACAGACAACAAGCACGAATTATTTTTAACGAAGCCAAACAACAGATCGTTAATAGTCCGATGCTCAATGCTGAGTCAAAGATTTATCGTGATGCTATTGAAATGCCTCGTTTTGGTTCTGTGTTCCGTGTGTTGTCATCAGACTTCAAAGGGCAAGCAGGTTTGAATCCTTCTCTTGTATTGTTTGACGAACTTTGGGGGCAATCAAGTCACGATCTCTATGACCAAATGACTTTGGGTTCTGGTGCACGAATAGAACCATTAACAATCAGCATCACAACGGCTGGATATGACCTAGATTCGCTCGCAGGCAGGCTCTATCAGTATGGAAAACAAGTAAGTTCGGGTGAAATTGATGATGATTCTTTTGGTTTTTGGTGGTGGGAAGCACCCGAAAACTGTGAAATAGATGACCGAAAAGCGTGGCGTATCTCTAATCCGAATCTCGCTGAAGGCTTATTAGACCCAGAAGATCTGGCTGTTGCTGTCAAACAGACGAGTGAAATGGGTATGAGAAGATGGCGTTTGAATCAATGGGTGCGTTCTCAAGAGTCTTGGCTGCCTGTTGGTGCTTGGGAACAATGTGTATCCGATACACAATTAGATTTTGAGTTACCTGTCTGGGTTGGGATTGATATGGCATTAAAACACGACAGCATCGGAGTTGTTGTCGCTCAACCTCAAAATGAAAAGATTGTTTTACGCTCAAAAATTTGGCAACCATCGGCTGAAGGTGTTGATGTTGCTGATGTTGAAGCGCATTTACGAGAACTTTATCAAACATACAGAGTTCAAGAGTTCGCTTTTGACCCAGCATATTTTATGCGAAGCGCAGAAGCCTTAAGTGATGACGGCCTACCAATGGTGGAGTTCGGGCAATCAGCAGCACGAATGATTCCAGCCTGCGGTAATGCCTATGAGTTGATCATAAACAAGAAGGTGGCTCACGATGGTTCGCCTACTTTCACAGATCAAGTCTTATCGGCAGCCCAAAGAATGACTGATACAGGTTGGCGTTTAAGCAAAGGCAAATCTCGCCGTAAGATTGACGCTTGTATTGCTATGGTTATGGCATTAGATCGTGCGACAACTAGAGCAACAGCAGTAATTGAACCGTCAGTATTGGATATTTGGAAATGATTAACAAACAAAATATAACTACAGCAATGGAAATAGTTGGTGGCATTTTAGTTGTGTTAGGTGTTTCGGCGTTTAGTGTGCCGATTAGTGTTATTGTTGCTGGAGTTCTTTTGATTGTTGCTGGAGGTCTAGCAGTATGAGTTTGTTTCGCAAGTCTGA